CGCGTGGCCCGCGTTGAGTTCGACGTCGTAACAATTGGGGGCATCGACTACCTCGCGGCCCTATTCGAGCTAGACATCATCGGAGACGGAGCGTAAGAAAATGGCCAAGGTTCACGGTAAGGTGACGTTCGTCTCCCTCGACGGCGACGACCTCTCGCAGTACTCGGAAAACTCGGAATTGAAGTTCGAGGCCGACGAGCACGACGTCACCACGTACGGCAATGACGGGCACGTGTTCTTGGGCGGGCTCACCCACGGGTCGGTCACCATCTCGGGCAAGTACGACTCAACGGCCAGCACCGGCCCGCGGGCCTCTATCCTGCCGAACGTCGGCGCCGTCGTGGAGTTGATCCACCGGCCCGAGGGCACCGGCGCATCCCTGCCTATGGACACCGTGGACGTCCTGGTCAAGAGCTATGTCCAGACGCACCCCGTCGCGGATTACATCATGTGGTCTGTCGAACTGACCATGAGCGGCGACGTCGACTCGACGGCGCAGAGCGCGTGACCGCCGTCGACCGGGAGGCGTTGTTCAAGGCGCGTCTCCCCGAGGAGGAGTACGAGCTACCCGGGCTCGGCACGTTCCGTATCCGCGGCCTGTCACGCGGCGAGGTACTCGCCGCACAGGCCGACGACCCGCGGCTGGCCGTGTTCGAGCGGCGACTCCTGGCCCGCGGGGTCGTCGACCCGAAGCTGACCGAAACGGACGTCGGCCGCTGGCAGGAGGCGTCACCATCGGGCGAAATGGAGCCAATCATCGCCCGAATTCAAATCCTGTCAGGGATCGGACGGGAGGTCGAAAAGGGAGTGTACGAGTCCTTTCGACACGAACCCGGAACAGGAATTCGAGATGTACCTAGCGGCGAAACTGACGATGACGGTGGCGCAGCTACGGGAGGAAATGTCGGCTGAGGAATTCACGCGCTGGCACGTGTACTTTGCGCGGAAGGCGCAACGGGCGGAATTGGAGCGGCTACAACAGCAGGGAGGTATGAGCAAGTGAACACGCCGGGCCTCCCCGATGGTGCCGTGATTATCACCCCCAATGAGATGTACCGCGAAATGCAAGATATTGGGCGGAAGGTCGACCACCTGACCGCGGCCATCGACCCATCCCTGGCGACGCTGCAGGCTAACGCCGCGGCCAATCGGGAGCGTATCGCGGAGTTGGCCGGCCAGGTGCGGGCGCTCGAAAACTGGCGATGGTTCGTGCTCGGCATCGCCGCTATCGCCGCGCCGGCTACGGCCGCATTCACGAGCCTATTCCTAAACGGGGTGCTCGGATGAGCGCCGCAGACCCGATCCACATTCAAGGGCTCCGCGAGTTTCAAACGTCGCTAAAGCGTCTCGACTCCGATATGCCGAAGGTGCTACGGCTGGGCCTAAACAGCGTGGCGGACGTGGTGGTCGACGTGGCCCGCCCGCGAGTCGCATCCCAGTCCGGCAGGGCCAGAGGGTCAGTGAGGGCCAAGAGCACCCGCACAGCCGTCCGCGTCGCCGGCGGCGGCAAACGGGTGCCTTATTACGGGTGGCTCGACTACGGCGGCAAGGTCGGCCGTAGCCGCTCTGTGGTCCGACCATTCAAGAAAGAAGGCCGCTATCTGTACCCGGCCTACTACGCCACCCGCGACGATATCCCACGGTTGCTAGAGGATGCCCTGGTGGACACGGCACGACAGGCCGGATTGGAGGTCACCCGATGAGCCGCAAGCCAGAGGTAACACTGACTTTCGCCGGCGACCACGACCAACTGACGAAATCGTTTGACAAGGTGGGCGAGTCGTCTAAGGGAATGGCCGACGACGTGGGCCGTTCCTCTAAGGCGTTACGCGACAGTGGCGACAGTTTCGACCGCGCCGGCGAAGCGTCAGACGCGCTCGACACTAAAGCAATGGGATTCCGTGACACCCTCACCGGTGTCGAGGACACCGGCCGCGGCGTGGGCATGATGATGAAAGGTGACCTGTTCGACGGGGCACTCATGCTCGGCATGGGCCTCGGGGACCTAGGCTCCGGGCTCTACAACTTCATCATTCCGTCATTCAAGGCGCTCACAAAAAACCTGATTGCAAACGCCGTAGGGACAGTCAGGGCCACCGCGTCCACCGTGGCCCACGGCGTCGCTACTAAAGCGTCCGCGGTCGCCACGGGGGCGCTCACGGTCGCACAGCGCGGCCTCAACCTGGCGATGCGGGCCAACCCGATTGGGTTGGTCATCACAGCACTGTTCGCCATCGGCGCCGCGTTCGTGGTGGCGTACAAGAAAAGCGAGACGTTCCGACGAATCGTCACCACCGCCGTGAACGGCGTCAAGGCCGTTGTCCGCGGCGTGGGCGATTTCATCTCCGGGGTGTGGCGCCGCGCGTTCGGCGCCGTGCGCTCGGCGTGGAATAGCACGGTAGGCGGCAAGGGCTTTAGCATCCCCGATTGGGTGCCCGTGATCGGAGGTAAGAGCTTCCGAATCCCAAGGATGCACACCGGTGGCGTCGTCCCGGGGGCGCCCGGGCAGGAGTCCCTAGCCATCCTGCAGGCCGGCGAACGCGTCACCCCGTCGAGCAGGGCCGGCGGCCGAACCGTGATCGAAATACGGTCGGGTGGCTCCCGCCTAGATGACCTCCTGGTGGAGTTGCTCACCCACGCCATCAGGGTCCGCGGCGGGAACGTACAGGCGATCCTCGGGGGCGTGTGATGGCGAAGCACACGGTCGTGGTGGAGCTCTACTACGACGACGACTGGAACGCCGCTCCCGTCTATACGCGCGACGGAATCCGCATCAGGCACGGCCGCGCCGATGAGCAGGCGCAGGCCGGGCCGTCGTCGTGCGAGTTGACCCTGCAGAGCCGGGACGGGACCTACAACCCGCGGAACCCTGAGTCGACGCTCTACGGGAAGATCGGCCGCAACACACCCGTTCGGGTGACGGTCGACGGCGCCGTACGGTTCGCCGGCGAGGTCGCGGAGTGGCGGCCTCGACGGGCGCTCGACGCCGGCGACGCGTGGGTGGCGCTCACATGCAACGGCGTCTCGCGGCGTCTCGGGCAGGGAGACTCGCCGGCGCCGGCCGCGCTACGGACGCACCTGGCGGCCCTGTCGGACGTCTCGTACTGGCCGATGGAGGCCGGCCCACTCACACAGGAGGCGCCGGCCCTGGTGGGTCCTGGCGGCCCTGTGCGGCTCAACGGGCGCCCAGCGCCGTCCGTGTGGGGACAGGGCAGGCTAGCGCCGTGGATGCCGAATGTGGCGAAGATCGAACCGAAGGACGCAGGCGCCACCCTCCGCGCGGACGTAGAGCAGGCAGATTTCGTCGACAGGTGGGCGTTTGACTTCATGCGCTCGGGTGGCTACGGCGCGACCGTGGGCGGCACCGTGGCTGGCGTCGGCTGGGGCGATAGCGCCACGGGAATCACATTCAACGCGCTGGACTCTGAGATTGACCTGTTTTACGGATTCACAGACCTGGCAACAGTGTCCGTCGACCCGACCCTGTGGGATGACAACCCGCACCACGTGCGACTCGCGGCCACACAGGACGGCGCGGACATCGACTATGAGGTCTTTATCGACGGGGTGTCCGTGCTCACGCACACCGACACCGGCGAAACTCTGTCGCGAATGCTCTACGTGTCGAACACGGCCAGCATCACGATAGAGACGGCGTACGTGACGGGGCACTGGGTCGCCCACGCGACCCCGAGCAACCTGGCGGCGGCCGTAGAAGCCGCGTTCGGCTACCAGGGGGAGGCCGCCGGCCGTCGCATCGAGGCCGAGTGCCCCGTCGCATTCACGTCCACAGGCGACCTCGACGACACGACGCCGCTCGGGCCGCAGTACGCGGACCCGACTCTCGAGATTTTGCAGGAGGCCGCAGACGCCGACCTCGGGATACTGCACGACGCCGTGACCGCCGTGGGCCTGCACTACCGCACCCGCGCGAGCATCCAAAACCAGGCGACGCCGGCCGTGCTGGCCCTAGGGTTCACCGCCGGGCACGTGGCGCCCACCATGGAGCCCGCCACCGACGACCAGCACGTCCGTAACGACGTCACAGCCAAGCGCCGCGAGGGAGGCGAACGGCGAGTCGTAGACGAGGACGGGCCGCTCGGGAGCGACACGATCGGCCGCTATGACACGTCGGTCACAGTGAACGTCCCTGGTGACGGGTTCCTCACAAATCAGGCCGCCTGGCGACTGCACCTAGGGACGGCCGAGGATGACCGATGGCCGCGCCTGTCCGTCGACCTCGACGCCGCGCCGTCAGTGGCGTCTGACGCTGCAGACGTCCGCCCGGGGGACCTCATCACCCTGTCCGACCTACCCGACACCATCGCCGGCCCCGACCTGGCGAAACTGATCGTGCAGGGGTGGACAGAGGCCATCGACTCCCACCGCCGCATAATCACATTCAACTGCTCGCCGGCCGGCCCCTGGCAGGTAGGCGAATACGAGTCCGCGGAAGGCGACGCCAACAAATACGACACGGCAGGGTCGGTGTTAGACGCGGACGGGGCGGGGGAATCCTCATCGGCCACCTTCATCGACGTCGATACCGTAATCGAACCTATCTGGACCACCGACCCCGACGAATTCCCATTCGACATCTACTGTGGCGGGGAACGGATGACCGTAACCGCCATAGCGGGCACCGGGACGGGACAGACGTTTACGGTCACCCGGTCAGTAAACGGAGTCGTCAAGGCGCACGCCGCGGGAACACCTGTTCGGCTATGGAATCCTGCCCGATACGGACTGTGAGGGAACACAATGGGAGTGCTCGCGGGAGAGACGATCGTCGCCGGGAAGGTGCCCGGAGAACGCATCCAAACAGCTAAGGCGACGTCGA